GGCTGATTCATTAGGCCATTATCTTGTTGTTGCGGGTTACCTTGGGCTCTTTGCATCATAGCCATTATGCCTTCAATACCTTGCGGAGCTTGCATCTGTGGTGACATTTGTGGTGACATTTGTGGTATTGCCGGTTGTTGCTGACTACCGCTATTAGTAATTTGGTTTTGTAGAAAATCACCTGCAGCGCCCATCATACCACTTCCATCTATACCTTGGCCTAAAGATGCTCCAGCATCACCCAATCCTCCACCGATATTACCACCTAAACCACCTAAACCCCCGCTACCCATACTACCTAGGCCATCAGTAACGCCTCCCATACCATTCATTGCACCTTCTAATCCAGACGCCCCTTGGCCAGCACCACCACCCAATGCACCACCAAGAGCACCACCAAGATACATTTTGACGATAGTTCCCACAATACCACTTTGACCATATTGCCCACTTTGTGCACCCTTCATTCCACTAGTCGCTAATGGCGTATTACCTAAAATTCCTGATATTAGTCCCATGTTAGATACCTCCACTACCAGATTTGCCTTTGGCAGAACTCGCATAATTGGTACCACCAGAAGAGTTATTCCAGCTAGAACCAGTACCCTGATTAAGAATAGTTGGGCTTCCGACTGTATTTGCATATCCGCCCATATTACCCCATCTGGCCATAAGTGGCTCCAATATACCCATACCTAAATTTTGAATGGAATCTGAGAAGTTTAAGGCATTGCCAGAGGTAGCATTTTTATTTGCAATCAAATTCCCCATGGCATCCCTGGCACCAGAGCGATCTGCATATGCAGCACCTCGTGAATTATTCAATTCATCAAAGCCCAAACCTTGCGCTCGGCCTATGTCATTCAAGTACATTCCTTCACGGTTAAGATTATTAGTATCAGCTTGTTCAGCAATACTTAGCTTGTTGCTTAAGTCCTTGTCGAATGTTTCATACCCAGTTCTGGCTAGCTGTTCTTGAAGATTACGGTTAATGCCTTGCAATCCCAAGCCTTGAGCAATACCTTCACGTGAGCTTCCAGTCATACCACTGGCACCAACTCGTGCGTCAAGGTTAGACAGCATTTGCTGTTGTGCTAATTGTGCGTCTGATAAATACTGACCCTTCATTGCATCAGCATAATTATTGCCAGAGCCGCCCATTATCTGGCCATAAATATTTTGAGTATTTGTTGGGCCAGATGGTGTAAACTGTCTGTTTAAAGAGTTATTTAATGAGCCAATCAATGATGATGATGCTTCTGGTACGCCACTAGCCATGGAGCTATCGAGTGACGATACCAAGTTATTTGGATTAATACCACTATACGCACCGCCGCCAAGCGCATCCTCCCAGGCTCCAGTAGCTGAATCGCGGGTGTCACCTGCAAAATCAGTCATTCCTGGGACCATGGTATTCATTGTGCTATTTATGGAATCATATAGACTCCCAGCTTTGTTTGAAACCTTTTTGTTTGCACTGCCATTCCAGACATTTTGATTAAAACTATTATTACTTCCACCGCTAGATAGGAAATTAGCAATAGAAGATGTAAAGCTATCGTTTTTACTTTGTTGCCCTGACATAATTTACTCCACGTCACGTTTTATAACGAAATGGGATTCTTTCCACCCATAATCTTTAAGGACTCGTTTCCAAGATTCCCTTGTACTAAAACCACGCATTTCAGAACAACCCAGTGATTTTGCTAGCTTATTACATTCAGCTAGGAATGCTGGGCCCCATTCAAATGCCTCGTTACCTCCTACTACTGGTATGAGTAATGCTTTCATACCACTATCATAAACACAGACTTCTATGGTATTTACTGCTATTATCTCACTACCCTTTATTACAACCACTATTGAACATCTGTCCAGTAATGCCTTTTGTTTAACACTTTCACATGTTATTTCTCCAGCGGAAGCATCAACAACCCGCTGAATATGTGGTAGCATTTTATACCACAATACTTCGATTAGTCCTATTGGTATAACTTCAAAATGAAAATTCATTAGTATTGCACCCCTATATTTAATGTTGCACCATTGGCAAATTCAGCACCAGCGGTAGTTATTTTGGACAGCGGAACCTTAATGTATGTTGTTCCATCTATCGCAGTACTGGAGACATAGTATTTAGCATAATCTGTGATGTTGGTAGACAATGATAAAGTCACTATATCCCTTTTTCTCAAGCTTAAAAGCGCTTCATACAAATCGATGTTAGCCAATGAGTACCGGCTAATATACAAATAAGTTGCGCTTGCTTTAGCAGCATTGTCTATCTGTAGTTTACCAGTACCAGGGTCTATATCAGTTGTTGTAGTACTGAAAGTAAATTGTTGTAAAATTAAGTCCTTATGTACAACAGCAGTTAAGTCATTCAGCCTTATTTCAAGTTGGTTTAACTGGCGATACAAATATTCGGCAAGTTTTTGCTCTGTTCCAAAGGGTACCTGTTCCATTATCTTCTACCAGCTGTTTCGTACTCGATTGTCATACCGATCAATGAGAATGGTGTTGTACCAATACTCGATATACGCCAACACTGATAAGGACCCGTTGATCTTATATCAACTTTCTTCATTGTAGCGGGGTCAAAGTTAACAGCAGATTTCCATGCAACGCCACCTCCAATTACCAATGATGACCCAATCTGTATGCTTACTTCTCCAGCGCATTCAATGATTGGGTATACGCTTTTAATTGATGTTACAATACCATAACCGCCCATTGGTACATATAATCTTTCTAAGAATGTATCATAATTTGTACTACTATCATTAACAGAAACATCATATAATTTACTATCACTCATTTTAACAAATGAGAAAGTTGGGTTAAATGGCGATGCCACGTCAGTATCATAATTCTCTGTTGATGTGCTATACAAATCTGTTGTTGTGGCATACGTATCATATGCAGCAGTCTTTGGGCCATTGCTGGCATCAAATACACCCGCTGGTAAATCCCTCAAATAAACCTTATCATTTTCCCAGTTGTAAACAATAGCAAGATTAGGAGATGTCTGACCAGATTCTGGTATACACGTCCACACTTCCTTGGCCGGCACATTAACTGCACAAAATGCTCTTTGATAATTTGTCGCATCAATGCGTGAAAAAATATTGGCCTTTAATTTCCTATTTAAAATTGATCTCAGACTGTTTCCATCATTTATCAGAATGTCTGTATCAGATAAAAATAAGTGTTGGTTATATAATTCAACAACACAATTTTGGGTTAATATACCCGTATCAGACGTAAACTGTCTTGCGTTCCAAATTAATTCACCCCCAACATATGTAAGCATATCTATTGACTTATTAGAATAGACAGCGAAGTCATCCCTTAAAGACAGTGCATCAATAATACCACCACCTGCGCCTGATATGTATGCGATACCAGCAATAGTTGATAAATCAGCTTCTTCCCAAGTAAATGGTAATCCATTGACGTCTGCCGGTGCAGACCATCGATATGAGTTTTTACCAGCATCTTCAGTTATTGGCGTACCATCCATATCAAATGGTTTCATTGCAAATAAAAATGCTTTATGCGATCTTATTAAACCACATGATTGATCTTTATCCTGCCATTTTTGTGTAGAATTAAATGGCAATGGCTTAAAGATACCCGCAATCTGATCTAAGTAAAATGGCCCATGTTGCGGGTTATTAATAATGGGTGTATTACCAGAATTACACATTGTCCACTTGTATATATTAGCACCCGAGATTGGTGTTGCCACAACCAAGGCAGGAGTAACATCTGTCCAAGTAGTGCCATCAAATAGATAGACTTTGGTAGTTCCCATCACGACATACTTTTCTATTCCATTAGTAACAAACCTAGATACCTTTGTAGCATTAAACCCAGCGGGAGGTGTTCCAATTACTGTTGACCCATTATTAGTATAGATTGCTCCATTTAATAATTTGTAGTTAATACCAGACGTAAAGAACTCTGGAGGTAGGTCTACGTCTTGGAGATCAGTATTAACCCCATAATCACCGAGATTTTTAAGCTGCAGAAACTTAGGCATTAGTCTGCACTCAAAACCATTGCGACATTGTACTGAGCTATAGCTAAAGTACCAGCTGCATTATATGTTCTTATTTCAAAAGAATTTGTATTAGCATTGGCACAAGTAGCAATTCTACAAGCAGCATCTTCACAAGTAGCTATTACACCATAAAAAGCGTCAGGAAAAGCTGGGCTAATATTTATCGTGTAGACACCATCGGTTCCAGTAGTAACTGATGAGACATTGCTACTACTTTCTAATATAGTACAATTGCCAAGATAATCATCTTCAAAGTATACCCAAGCCCTAGCAGCATTGGCCTTGGTTGCCGCGTCACCTGCTAAAGACAAAGCAGAAGTGGCATCGGCTTGAGCATCTACAGCTTTACCATCAGCAGTAGCAGCATTGGCTAGCGCTGTTACAGCTTTACCATCGGCTGTTGCTGCATCTGCCAAAGCCTGTGTTGCATCAGCTTGTGCATCTACGGCCTTTCCATCCGCTGTGGCAGCATTAGCTAATGCAGTTGTAGCATTGCCACCAATGGTGTTTAACTGGGTCTGGATGGCTGATGTAACACCAGCAACATAGTTTAATTCAGTTTCTGTTGCTGTAATTGGCGTAGCAAATCCAACGCCACCAGCACCAGGAAAAATTGTTTTTAGCACGTTTTTCAATAAACGTAAATGGTCATCAGCCTGGCCAACTGGGTCGCTGGCCACAGGATTAGTAACCACCAGGCCTGCTATGGTTGTTGTTGATTCTAAGCCCATCTTATTCCACCTTTATCTTTAATGTTGGACCACCCCAGAGATATCTAATATCCTGGGCTGTTATTTCTGACAATACACCATTGAATCTATTTTCCCATAGCATCGTCGCTTCTGCATCTTTAACATAAGCATTAATTTCTACCATAAGACCAAAGATGTACGCATCTGGGTGGTTATTAGAAACCCAATTAGTCGTAGCACCAGATGTCAATGCTGGTAACTTTTGGTAATAGCTAATCTCTAATACCAAGTTTAGAGTGGCATCATATGGATTGCTGCATATCTCAACAGTATTACCAATTATAGCATATATGCGCTGATTTGAGCCATCCAGCCTAAATGTTGTTATTCTCTCTGGCGATGCCATTTCCATGGGGTAAGAATAATTTTCATTATCTGTATTAACTATCTTAATGTCCTTAATAGATAGAAAATCAGTTGGTAGAGTGTACTCGAAAACATTGTCTACCAACACAGTTTGTACTGTAGTAATCATTGGTTGAGTTTCAAGAGCACGATTAATTTTCGACTCCACCATCTTTAAAAACAAATCCATTTTCCCTATTACTTCAGTGTCTTGTCTATCAGAATAGCCAAGGGCCATGTCCTTGATTTCTGTGTAATTCATTTTAGCTCCAAATGCTTGTTATAGGTGGAGAAGGGGACCACATTGTATTACCATCTAGATCAATAAGCCATGTTATAGCTTCATCGCTTTCATCATACCAGAACCCTGGTGTTAACAGCATTCTACCAGAATCACTAAGATTTGCTTGAACAGAATTTGCTGCTGTCAATATTTGCAACTGACCTATTGCCCCAGTAATGCTCAAATTAGCTTGTATGCTATTATCAGCAGATAAAACATGAGTCATGGTAATTGCACCAGTAGTGCTACCATTGACTTGCGTACTGTTACCAGCTGTTACTGTATGTGACTGTATTACCCCACCAGATATACTCTGATTAACCTGTGTAGAGTTGTCTGCTAACATCTCACCAAGTATGACCTGGACTATTGCACCAGAACTTGACGTATTTGCTTGAGATGAGTTACCGGCTGTTATTATGTTTTCTTGTCCAATTGCACTACTGGTAGACGCATTTACTTGGGTAGAGTTATTCGCTGTTAATACTGTCGCTGGATTAGTTTCTCCGCCTTCCCAATTATCATAATATCCAGATGAACCACCATGGTAAATACCAACGCTACCTGATGAAAAACTTGTGTCAGTAACATCTGTACCTAATTGAACTCCATCTTTATATACTCGTATTGTTGTACCAATAGCTTCTAATCTATATACAGCAGTATTTGACACAGTATCAGTCATTGTCTGCAATGTTGTGG